GATTGTAATAAATGAATAGCGCGTCTTCTTGCGTTATCATCGTTTTCACCAAACAACATTTCAGCTGTTTCTTTCATCGTTAATAAAGCTTTTGTCATTACGCAAACCCCGTGTAGTCTTCATTGTCTTGCGAAGTGGGCGTTGGTGGTGTCGAGGTATCGACAGTGATCTTTTCACTGATGTGCGATGAGTTATTAAATTTGTTTGTGTACAGCGTAACACTGCCAGCTTTTGGAAAGCTACGCACATCAGGTTTACCAAACTGATCAGTAGCATCTGTGCGCTCTGACAATGTAATAGAGATCTGAAAATCTCCAGACTGAAACTGTCTAAACAATTCCTCGCATTGCTGCTTTTGTTCATCACTAGGAAAGTCGTATTTACCAGTATCATTGTTATACGGGGTCTTTGCGTTGATCCAAGCGGTTATTCTGTATTCTTTATTACCGTCTAATCCATTCATAAATTTGTGTGCAGTCTTACTAAAGTGCGCCATTACCTTCTTATCCCATCGTTTAATTGTTCCCATCGCGTTTTGTGATACGCCATGATTTCTTGTGCTAGGTTGCCGCTGCCTTTTTGAATTGCCTCAAATTCTCGTACAAACTCTTCTGGTATTTTTTTAAGCTGCCAGGTTTGTTTTGCATCTTTTATTTTTTCTTTTATTCGTTCAGCTAGTATCTCTAAATCTCGTTCTGATGTTCCAGAAGAACCTTCATTGCGTTCTGCGCGCACAGCTTCTTCGTGTTCTTTTTCTGCATCAGCTTCGTTACCGTCATCATCAGCCTCTTCATCAGGCTCGATGCCAGCCAAGCCAAGCAATCCATATCGCTTTGCGTAAGTGGCCGCAGATCCTAATCCTTGCATACCTCTTTTGTCAGGCTCCATATAAAACTTACTGCTAAACAGGCCACCGCTTGTATGCTCAAAAGTTGTCTGTATGTAGTGACCTTGTTCATCTTTGCCAGCGGCTTGTATTAGTGCAAACCCATTTTTATTTAATGCTGGTTTGATTGCTTTGATGCATGACTTCAAACTTGCATATCTATTTCTAAAATGTGGGTTAGTCGCATCCTTATGCGGTGTTTTCATTTGTGACTGCGCTAATGCTAATGCAGCGATTGCTTCTTTGTTGTTCATGCTTCTAGCCCCCATGCTTTTCTAGCCTGGTTCAAATAGGCTGGCGGTTCTTTCCAATAAATCTGATTAAAGTCAGGATCACACAGACCAAATAGATCCTCTGTGTCGTGCGCTGCCTGGAGAATATTTTCTGTTGTTTTGTGATGCATTGCGATATCTCGTATTACTTCTTCGAGAAACGCTGGTTTTAACTCTGGGGCGTTGTGTTCATTAAAAATCTTATAGTCGTATGCATTTGCATAAACCAAGAACGGCAATTGCCTACCGTTAAGAGCGTAAAACCCAGCCGCCTGGTAAACATTGTTCATATCAAACATGCCGCTTAGTGAACTAGGCAGCGATGCCTTGCGCCATTTTGTTGTCGTCGGATCCTTTGAATTATGATGTGGCTTAGACCATTTTGTTTTTAGATCTCCACGCCGTCCGTAATCAGGCAATGTATTGTGGGGCAGGGCGTTGCCAGGCAGTGTGTCTTTGTAGTCTGTTTCACCAATGAGCCTGTTATCCATTTTCATGGCCTCTTGCAGCCCCAGAACTGCGTGTTCAGTTACTTTGGCAAGTTCATCTATATAATATTCTTTGCGCGCCGTGTCGCCCTCTCTGACAGTGGCATTGTAATCTTTGGCCTGATACTTACGCATATTGTCTTGTGCAATGTGTATGGCCTCTACAAGCGTTAGTGTGGTTCCAAACTCGTCAGGTATCAAATGGAGATCTGTTGCGTCTTGTACAGCGCGCCCAGCTGCCATGTTTGCACTACCTCTATTTTTAGTAAATGCATCTAGGATTGCACGGGCTTTTTCGTGATGACTTTCTTTTCGCGGATTATCCAACACTAGTTTCGCCCATTGTATTTTCGGACGTACCACAGCCTTTTCGAATATATTCTTGGCTCTGTCTTTCGAGCGCGGATTGCTGTGATGAAAATAATTATGACGCTTCGCCCAATCTGGCGCTGTAAATGACATTCGTAAATCCCCCGTACTATCGCGTTGTGCGATGAGTGGTCTTACGTTGCCATAGAGGACGTTTAACGTCTATAGGAATTTTAAATTATTTTTATTTGGCAATTTTTACAGTGTGTATGCCTAGTAGATCTGGGCGAAAAACGACACTTAAAACGGGCGTGGCCCATTCTAGATCTAAGTCTTTATATGTCATATTTGTTTTACCGTTATGCACAGTGTAAACGCCACCTGGCTGTGGATAAAGTACGCCAGCAACCAAATCCTGTGTTTCATTTTCATAACCTTTTAAATTTATTGGCATAGGCGTTTTGGTTTTAACAACTGATATACGTTGATAACTGCTTGTGTCTACATACTTGTCCACAATTGGCGAGTGCTTCACAAATTGTATTGAATTATCATATTCGTACCATTCGCCTTTATACTTTTCTTCGCAAGACCATAGAAAACATGCGCGGTCTTTAAGGTATTGACCATTTGCAAAAACTTCGAATTTTTGTTCCTGATGAAGTTCTCTATGTATATGATTTTCTTGAATCAGGCATGTGCCAAGCACGGGAATCGGTTTGGAATAAAATAAGATTCGCTGAACTTCTACCCCTAAGATTTGGGCATATCGTTCAGCATCATTAATAGTCATTTGAATTTTGCCGTTTTTGTGTCGGCGTAATGTCTCTGGAGTTACACCTTTGGCAGCGGCTACTTCGTTATTTGTCATGCCAGACTGATTAATACACTCGTTAAGATTATTTTCCACAGCTACCATCGCTTGATGTTTTAAATTCATGCGTGTTCTCCTTGAATTGTCGCTTTCCGTCAAGTGCAATAAATGGCTGTAAATAGTCTTGGCTGGCACTTCATCTTCGTAGATCACCACTATTTGACAAAAAAGTCAAACTAGCCATACTTTTACGTATGACATTAGAGCAGTATCGTAGGGAAAAAGGTTGGACATATGCGCAGTTAGCTGACGCATTAGGTGCATCGCACCCAACTATAGCGCGACGTTGGTGTTTAAGACATGGCGACAAACAAAAGCTTATTCCATCACAAAAGTATATGGAGCGCATTATGCTTCAAACAGCCAGTGCAGTAATGCCCAATGATTTCTATGTCAGACATGACTGAGGATCAGTTGCAGTACCAGGTTGTGAATTACCTGGACGTTAGTTTGCCTAATAACTGCGTGTATCATCACAGCCCTAACGAGGGTAAGCGCCACATAAATTACATAAACCGTCTAAAGAAGTTGGGTACTAAATACGGATGGCCTGACTTGGAGATCTGTGTGCCGATGGAACACACGACAAGCGGTAATGCTGAGACATTCTTCATAGAGTTAAAAACCAAGCGCGGATCCATGAACGCTAACCAGAAACTGAGGCGCGATGAATTAATCGAGGCTGGGCAGCAGTGGGCGCTTTGCCGATCTGTGGACGATGTCGAGGCGTTCTTACGGCCACTGATAAAGCTACGGGTAGTTAATGAATGACCAGGTACTCATCCAATGCAAACATTGCCGTGGTTTCGGCGAAAGATCTATGCCGTTCACAATTGCCTGGCCTGTTGAGTACAGCGGTGGTGATAGCCTGGAAGAACAGATTGAGTGTGCGGTGTGCAGTGGCACGGGTAAGGTTCCGCTTATCCTCGATGAAATACTGAGCGAGGATCAATGAGTACGCATAGCCTCAAAGCAAAGCGTAGGCATCCAGACACGCAGCGTGAGCGCATTACAGTGGGTCATATTACGTTTGAGTTGTCGTCCAGGGATAAAACATTTTCCTTAATTGCTGGTGACGCAGTGCAAGCCAAAGACAGAAGGCCATTATTTTCGGGGTTAATCGAGCCAGAGATGGAAAGAGAACTACGCAGAGTAGCATTCCGCATGAAAACAATATTGGGAGATAATGATGAAAACTAAATTACAAGAATACATAGACGCGCAAGCTCATAAAATTGACACACATATACCACCGCCAAAACATACTGGTTACTGGAATGGATTAGCAGAGCGAATGAAGATTGGTGATAGTGTTTTAGTAAAAGATGACCAAGAGGCTAAAATATTAAAACAAGCTATTTGTCTTGTTCATAAAAATTTTGATGAACCAAAATATAAACCAAAAAGTAAATCAATGAAAGCAAATGACAAAGGCGAATATCGTGTCTGGAGAGTTTTATAATGGACAGTGAAGTTGCAGAGATATTGCGCTTGTGTCGTGGTCTTGATGAGAACGATTGGGATCAGGTTATGAGCGTTTTAGATGAGATGGAGAAACAAAAAGTAAAAAAAGTTTCTCCGTTATTGCCTCAAGACGTTGCTAAACGTTAGGCATCGCGTTGTTGATAATTTAGGGGATTGACGGCTTTTGAATCATGGTTTTAAAATTGGCGTAGCCACTACATAGTATATCATAAGCGCTTATGATAAGCACTAATCATCAGTTAAATTTAAAGCACTTCAAAAGATCATCCATATGGATCTTTTGATAAGTGCTTATGATTATCATAGTATAGATCATTTTTTTTTGGGATAATTCTCTGTGGATAAACCAGACGTAGCGCAACTAAATGATTTGTTCTTCGAGGCAGCTGAGACGGAGCGTAAACTACCAGCTGCTATTCGTAAGCAAAAGATGTGTAGTTGGCCAGACTATCCTCAATCATGGAAAGCATACGGGTACAGTGAGTTCGAACCTGGATTACCCAGAGCCACACCGAAACAAGTAGATGACTTTGATCGTGCATTGTCTCTAGGCATAAAGCACATGGATGCAGATGATAGGCGGTTAGTGTGGGCAGTAGCACACAGTGCAGCCTTTCGAGAACGTGGTGCTAAGTGGGATAAGATAGCAAGAATGCAAGGCTTACGAGATGGTAGGCAGATCAAGCGTAGATACATGGATGCACTCATACGCACCTGGTATAATATGAAGTACTTCGAAGAGGAAGAATTGTTAGCTTCAGTGTTTTGACACATACAGTCTAAAATGCATGAAATACAAACTAGATGTTGTACGAATGCGCGAAATGTAGTAAAGATTTAGTATAATGTGGCACAGTTATCTTCATTGGGAAAAGCAGATCTCAACGAGTATTGTGCAACCATAATAACTGGGTGGTCGAACATTAGTTCTCCAAGGTTGTCGCGATCTTTATTGTACCACCAAGCCACATTTACGAATAGGAAACACCTCCCTGTTTACTGCTCGATAACTGGCCCCGTAGTCTTAGTAGTCCTTTTGCTTTCTCCTAGGATATCGCTACGGGGTATTTTTTAGAGGTTCTATGCCAAAGAGAAATATCACTGAAAAACAAATGGAAGAGATCTGTGATCGGATTGCTGAAGGTGAAAGCCTCACACGCATCTGTGATACATCAGGTCATCTACCAGGCTGGCGCACAGTACTGCGTCATGTTCGAGAAGACGATGATGCTCATGTGCAATACAGAACAGCTAGAAGCTTGCAGTGTGAAGTGATGAGAGATCAGATATTAGATTTAGTGCAAGCACCGTTGCCAGAGGATCCAAAGCTAGCAATGGCTGAGGTACAACGTAGACGCTTAGAAGCAGATCATAAGGATAAGCATATCAGGCAGATGCAACCGTTAGGCTTGAGAGACAAAGCAGATGATAAGCAGCAGACAGGCCAGATCACATTGAAGTGGGAAGGTGGAGAAGTTACTGCTGAAGCATCGGGATGAGTAGGGAATATTATATATATACTACAGCCTGAGACAGGGGTCGCGCGCACAAGGTATACCCCAAAGTTTCTTTTTGTTTTCGATATGTAAATCCACAGCGTTTGGCACTGGGCTTGGCACTGGTTAAGCTAAGTGCTTGATATTATTATTTGTACAAGCGGTAAGGCAAACCGTTGCCCCTATAAATATACGGGTCGGCCACCCCCCCACCCCCCGAAAAACTGGCCGCCCGACTCTAACGTATAATAACCCCAGATAAGATACTGTCCCACATGCACATCGAGATACCATACTCTCCCAGACCATTGCAGCAGTCACTGCATAACGAGCTAGCACAGAAGCGCTGGGGCGTTGTGGTGTGTCACAGACGCTTTGGTAAGACGGTGATGGCCATTAATCATTTACTTAGGGATGCTATACTTAATACGAAGCCTAACCCCAGGTACGCTTATATTGCCCCTACCTATAGACAGGCAAAGGCGGTTGCTTGGGATTATCTCAAGCAGTTTGCTGGTGCGATACCTATGGTGAGGTTTCACGAGACTGAGTTGAGGGCTGATTTACCTAATGGTGCGAGGATACAGTTATTGGGATCTGAGAACCCTGACAGTTTGCGTGGTATATATTTAGATGGCACTTGTTTGGATGAGATGGCTGACATGCCTGAGAGTTTATTTCCTGAGATTATTCGCCCAGCGCTGAGTGATCGTAAGGGGTGGGCATTATTCATTGGAACGCCCAGGGGTCATAATTCGTTCTTTGATTTGTATGACGCGGCTGATGGTCAACCTGATTGGCACACGGCTTTGTATAAGGCGAGTGATACGGGGATATTGGATGCTGAAGAATTAGAGGCTGCACAGTCTATGATGACGGCTGATCAGTATGCTCAGGAGTATGAGTGTAGTTGGGTAGCTAATGTGCCAGGTGCTGTGTATGGCGGTGAGTTGCAAGATGTACATGAGGCTGGGCGCATCACGAATGTGCCGTATGATCCTAGTGTGAGGGTAGATACTTTCTGGGATCTGGGTGTGAACGACAGTACGGTGATTTGGTTTTTACAGAAGGTTGGCCGTGCCGTACATATAATAGACTTCTATGAGAATAGGGGCGAGGGATTACCCCACTATGTAAAGGTATTACAAGATAAGGGGTATTTATATGGGGAACACAACGCGCCCCATGACATTGAGGTACGCGAATTAAGTACAGGCAAGAGCCGCAGAGAGACGGCATATGATTTAGGAATTAACTTTCGGGTTGTTCCTAAGTTACCTCTTGAGGATGGTATTCATGCGGCAAAGATGTTGTTGCCCAGGTGTTGGTTTGATCAGGATTTATGTAAGCCTGGTTTAGAGGCACTAAGGCAGTATCATCGAGCATATAACGAAAGATTACGAAGTTTTAGAAATACACCAGTGCATGATTGGTCATCACATGCGGCTGATGGATTTAGATATTTAGCGGTGGGATTGCGTGAGACACGATCATTTAATGGTCGGCCACCACAGAAAACAGCGATCATGGATTATAATCCTTTCGCTGCATGAGGTAAGATATGGGTATTAGAGATTTTTTTTCGAGTGTAAGAGATAGCTTTAAGGCTGCAACGAGTAGCAACAAGGCTGCGGAAGATCGGAATACAAGTAGTAATAGGTCTAATCCCAGCACACGAACGGGTCGTGTAACGCAAAACATTTTATCGGATATTGCGCTTGGTTTTGGGAATACCACTGGTGTCAGCCAGGCTGGTATAGATGATTATAATAAACGTACTCAAGAAACTATAGAAAGAATGAAGGATACATCAAAAAGTACCCAAGACGATAGTAGTTCATCAGCACCCCAACAACCAGTAATAGAGGCCAAACCAGAGCCGGAGCCGGAACCGGAACCAGATCCCGTAATAGAAGAAATAAAACCAGACACGACAATTATTACGGATCCACCAGTGAAACTAACGCCAGTAACAGAGCCAGATCCTGTCGCAGTAGAAAAGCCAGAAGAGCAAGCACCAACAGAAGGTGAGGGCGCGCCGACAGAACCTGACACTGGCGCTGGAACAACAACAGCGGTGGGTGCTGAAGAAGAAGCAGATACGTTAGAAGAAGTAGCGAAAGGTGATGCAGAAGAAAAAGTTGCCGATACAATCCGTAAAAAAGGTAGAAGATCCACCATTAAAACCACATCAAAAGGTTTATTAACATCTGCACCCACGAGATCCCGTAGGTCATTAATGGGCGGTGGACTGATTAAATGAAGTATAAAAACCAAGCTGGTAAGATGGGCGCTTCCTCTTCACAGCCAGCAAAGGGAAAAATGGCGATGAATGTTAATCCCTTAGAGCGTCTAAATCAAAAGATGGCTGGGCGCACACATGGAAAATCTTTAGAAGGTTTAACCCCTGGTTTACGTAAAAAAAAGAAATCTATTATTTCTAGTTATGGATTGATGTAATGCTAGTATCTCCACGCATAAAACAGCTGGATGAGCGATACAAAACGCTACAGACACAGAGATCAAATTGGGAAAAGCATTGGCAAGAGCTAGCCGATTATATGCTGCCTCGAAAAGCTGACATTACAAAAAAACGTACGCAAGGCGATAAACGTACAGAATTAATTTATGATGGCACGGCCATACATGCAGTAGAATTATTAGCGTCCTCATTGCACAGTATGTTGACTAGTCCAGTTACCCCTTGGTTTTCTATGCGATATAGAGATCCTGGGCTGCAAAAAGATGATGCGGCAAATGAATGGTTAGAATTAAGCCTAAATCAAATGTACCAGGCATTTAATAGATCTAACTTTCAGCAAGAAATACACGAAATGTTTTATGATCTTGTGGTTTTTGGCACAGCGGCATTGTTTGTCGATATGGATAAAGACGGGCTGAGATTTAATGCTAGGCACATTGCTGAAATATGTATTAGTGAAAACGCTCAGGGCGAAGTCGATACTGTCTTTAGAAAATTTGAAATAACCGCCAGAGCAATGGCACAACGGTTTGGTGAGGAAAATTTACCAGATGTCGCGAAAAAAGATGTGGAAAAAGACCCGTACAAAAAACACAAAATTGTTCATGCTCTTTATCCTAGAGGGGAAAGCAAGGGCGGTGTTGGGAAGCAAAAACCCGTGGCATCGCTCTATTATCATGCCGATACCCTCCAACTGCTAGGTGAGGGTGGCTTTGATAGTTTTCCCTTTATGGTTCCGCGATTTGTAAAAGATAGCGTAAGTACCTATGGACGATCACCATCAATGAACGCACTGCCTGATGTTAAGATGTTAAATAAAATGTCTGAGGTAACCATTAGAGCCGCGCAAAAACAAATAGATCCACCAATGATGGCTCCCGATGATGGGTTTGTATTACCTGTTCGAACCACACCAGGCGCAATAAACTTCTATAGATCAGGTACTAGAGATCGCTTGGAACCGTTGCAAATCGGCGCAAACAACCCACTAGGGTTGGCGATGGAAAACGAAAGACGTAACGCCATTAATAAAGCGTTCTATGTTGATCAGTTAATGATGTCGCCAGGCGCAGCTATGACGGCCACAGAGGTGCTTTCTCGCAACGAAGAAAAGATGAGAATATTAGCGCCCGTTATGGGAAGATTGCAGTCAGAATTATTACAGCCACTAATCGAGCGTAGCTTTAGTTTACTGCTGGCTGGTGGCATGCTGCCGCAAGCGCCAGAAGAATTACAAGGTCAGGACATTGAGATCGAATACGTCAGTCCAATGGCGAAAGCGCAGAAACTAACAGATTTGCAATCGATGTTGCGTGGTTTTGAAGTAATGATGCAAGTCGCAGAAATAGCGCCCGTGATGGATTATTTAGATACAGACAAGCTTGTACAGTACTTGGTTGAGGTAACTGGAATACCAGCGCGTGTTATTCGTAGTCCAGATGAGGTTGCAGAGATCCGCGAACAGCAAGCGCAAGCTGCACAAGCCCAAGCGCAACAGCAAGAGCAAATGATGGATGCTGAAATGGCAAATCAACTTGCACCAATGGTCAAAGCTGTAGCGCAATAACATGAAGAAAATAGAAGACCTTAAATTAGCGTACCGTAGAACATTTAATACAGAAGACGGTGAGCAAGTTTTAGATGACCTCAAAACCAGATTTGGCTTTGAGACAACCACTTTTTCTGGCGATCCATATCAATCTGCATTTAATGAAGGACAACGCGCAACAGTGTTGCTGATCGTCAGGATGTTGTCCGACAAGAAGGAACCTAAAAATGAGTGACGAGGCAACCCAAGATACTGGATCTCAAGAATTCGCAACGGAAGCAACAGAAGCTCCAGTAAGATTTGTTGATAGCCTAGATGAAAATTTAAGAAGTAATCCAAGTCTACAAAACTTTGCTGACGCAAATGCTGTAGCAAAAGCGTATGTACACGCCAGATCTCACATCGGTGCAGACAAAATTGTTAAGCCACAAAGCAGTTGGACAGACGATCAATACAATCAATTCTATGCAGAAACGGGTCGTCCAGAGACTGCAAACGATTATAATATAAAAATTAATATTGATGAGTCAGACGCTGAAGCCTGGAACAGTTTTAAAAATGCAGCGCACGGTGCTGGTCTAAACGGCAACCAGGCGCAAAAGATGGCAGAGTATTTAGAAAATACTTTTAACGATGTTGATGAAAAATTTGATGCTAACGTACAGCAAGTAAACGATGTGACCAGGCAAGAGCTACAACAAGAGTTTGGTCAAGCGTTAGAGCAAAAAGTTAAATTAGGATATGCCGCCGCACAAAAGTATATCGATACAGAATTGTTAGAAGACATTGTGTTACAAGATGGTCGCAGTTTAGGAGATCATCCAGACATAATTAAAATGTTTGCGTCTATTGCATCTGATATAGGTGAGGACACCTTGGTTGGTGAATCCTCAGAACTCATTATGACACCAGCTGAAGCTTTATCACAAGCCAAAGAAAAAATGAAAGAAGGTGTTTATCAAGACAAGTTTCATCCGCAACATGATGAAGCTGTTAAAGAGGTTCAAAGATTATTTGAACTTGCTAGTGGATAAGCGAAAGCCCCACGCCGTCAAACTTGTGTGACAAGTAGAGTAACTGACTAAAACAGTTAGCACGGCCTCACTGAGATAACCGCGCGCAGCAATCTGAAAACTTTAACTGTAGAGGAGAGACAAAATGTCTACTCAAATCACTACGGCTTTTGTCAACCAGTTTAGCGCTAATGTCCAAATGCTTTCACAGCAAATGGGTAGTTTGCTGCGTAATGCAGTAGACATCGAAAGCGTTAACGGTGAGAAAGCTTTCTTTGATCAAGTTGGATCAGCAGCCGCTGTAAAACGAACATCAAGACATGGGGATACCCCATTAATCGAGACACCACACACAAGACGTATGGTGACAATGTCAGACTATGAGTATGCGGATCTGATCGATGATCAGGATCGTGTAAGATTACTTATAGATCCAACTTCAACATATGGCCGTGCAGCTGCTGCTGCTATGGGTCGTGCTATGGATGATGAAATTATTGCTGCTGCGTTGGGTACATCCCTAACAGGCAAAGATGGTTCCACATCAACAGCGCTACCAGCTGGTCAGAAAATCGCACACGGTTCTGCTGGTTTAACCATTGCAAAGCTCGTGTCTGCAAAAGAGTTGCTCGATGCAGCAAGTGTTGATCCGTCAATACCGCGCCACATCATTGTGTCTCCAAAGCAAGTCAGCGATTTGTTGAACAACACAACTGTGACTTCGAGCGATTTCAATACTGTAAAAGCTCTGGCTCAAGGTGAAATAAACACTTTCGTAGGGTTTAATTTCATTGTTTCAAACCGTTTAACTGATGACGGCACAAGCCGCCAGGTTATCGCGTTTGCATCAGACGGTCTTAAAGTTGCAATGGGCAAAGAGCCTAGCGCAAAGATCGATGAACGAGCCGATAAGTCATACGCAACGCAAGTCTACTACTGCCAAACTATGGGTGCCACACGCATGGAAGAAGCAAAAGTAGTCGAAATTGCATGTAACGAATAAGGAGATTGATCAATGGCAACTGTTTATTCAACACAGCGTACTAATAACAGGGCATCACCTGTTGTTATGAACAAAGCTAATGAGCTTGGCGGTCGCGTCCGTATAGCTCATGGTGTCTACGAAGCAGCTTCACTAGCATCAGGCGATGTTATTGAACTGTTCATCCTACCAGATGGCGCAAGATTGCTTGAAGGCTCACTAGCACATGATGCTATGGGTTCATCAACAACCTTGTCAGTTGGTTACGCAGCGCACACAAATGCGGCTGGCACAGCGGTTTCCGCTGCTCCTGCT